CTGTCTACTTTTGAAATGACTACAAACCAGTTTGCGTCTGTCTGCCCTGGGGCATTTACTAGCGCAACAATGTGATCGCCTATCTCAACTGGATTTGTTCCCAGCGTGCCGGCAACTGTGATATACCACCAATCGCCAACCGCAACGGCACCCGCAACACCGCTACCACCCGTAGCTGGATATAAGCCACCGGAAGCATCCCAACCCCCACGCAAGCTCTTCCCTGAAACGACACCGGCAGCAATCGCCGCTTGCACCGCGGATGCAGTCATTACAGCTGTCGCAGATGTTGAGCTTGAGCTATTAGTAATCGCATCAATCGCTACAGTGCCGGCGACATTAAACGTGGTGCCGGCTTGCAAACTTCCCGGAGTTATCAGTACGCTAGCTAAAGAGAAAGTTGGATTCCCTGCTAAACCATCGGTATTTGTTATATCAATTTGGTTAGCTGTTTGTGTTAATACGCGGCTATTCACGATTCCGGTCGCCGTAGTAACCGACATAAAGCCAGTAGCCAAATCGCCTAATGGCTGCGAATTTGGCAGCAATGCGGTTTCATCTGTTGCGGTGATGTAAGTCGCATCGGTTGGCGCGCCACCACCACCGCCAATGACCTGCACTTTAAGATTACCGCTTTGTAGATACGCTAAAAGGTCATAAACCTCGTTTAAAGAGTTGATGAACTTTTTAGCTTGCGGTGTGATTTGTTCGTAAGTCGGGACAGTAGCTTCGCCGAGGGGAGTTACCGGAGTGGCGGAACTAACAGCGGTCGCAATTATAGCGCCGCTTTCCATAAACTCTTGCAAGTCAAGTATTTCGTTATCTTCATTTAATAGCTTCCCTTCGCTCGGTTCTTGCTGGTCATAAGTTGGTGTGGTCATAATTCTGTTCCAATTAAATTAAACGTTATCTAGTACGGGGTTTGCAAAACAGCGGCAATTCGGAAAATCTCCCGGGCCATGATTTCCCTCGCCATCAACCTCCGGCGGGTCATCATATGCATATATGTTTCCCGCCATGTCTTCGTGCGAAGGTCTAACCGCTGCATCTTCCATCGTTTCCCAAACGTAATGGGTAGCTCCAATGCTTTTAGCTCTTGTTGCGTTGATGACTGAGTTAGACCTTGCTACCTCGGTTCTTGCGATTAACTTTGCGCGATTTGTGGTAACTTCTCCCGTGCGAGCAATTTCTTCCTGTATCTCTTCTGCCCTTCGCCCACCTATGGACTGCTCAAGCGCTAGGCTGTGCACGCGTTCAGCCGCCTCGGTCGGTATGCTCTTAATCAATTCAACCTGTCTAGCTCTAAGTTCTGTTATTGTTGGCGCAACAGCATCAGATTTAACCGCCTCTTTAGCCAGATTACCTATCTTTATAGAGTTAGCCGCCCATGCTCGTGCGCTTGCATTTGCGACAGAAGAAAGCATTTGTGACGCTGTTTTACGAGCAAACGGCGTAATGGCTTCCGAGTAATATTTAGCTACTCGTAAAATCTCGTCCGTATCTGTTATTGCTCCGTGCTCATCGTCAAGATGTTTCATAATTAATTCTGACGAGTGCTTAGCTATCTTTTTTAACTGTGCTGTGTAGCGCCTTTCAGCTGCTTGGCTGGCCGAAAATAACGGTGTCTGTTTCGCCATTTAAGCCGCCCTTCTTAATTTAAACCAATCGGAAATTTTAGAGGTTTTCCCCTTGCTATTTACCTCTGTTTCCCCTGTTAAGCCCGACTCTTCTTTTTTGGAGTTCTTAACGTTGGCCTCATAATCGTCTAGCACATCCTCGCCCGTAGGCGGTTCTTCCGCTTCTGCCTCGGTTATGTCTTCATCGGTAATATTGCTGCCAACTCCGGTAATGTCAGATAATTGCTTAATTTCTTTTAGGGCTATGTCTCTCTCAAATATTCCAGCGTTTGTATAAGCCGTAATAGTTTGCGCGTTAGTATTAGCAATATTTGCTTTTTGCTCATCGCTCATTTGCCATAGCGGGCTAAATTCAAAATCATAATCTTCTGGCGGAGCTTGCGAGAAAACGTTTCTGTAGATAACGTCTAATAGCGTTTGGTAGCACGGTTGCAGATTTCGTTCTTGTTCGGTAGAGATGTGGTCAAAATACATTTTTTCATCAAGTTCACCGGTGGCGTTTAGCCCTTTAGCAGATTGGCCAAATAGTCGAGTAATTGGATAGCCGTACATCCCTGCTATCTGCTCTTTTAAGACATTAACGGCTTCGTCAATATTTCCAAACGTGTACCCTGCTACATCGATCGAGTCTTCGGCGTCAATTACCGTAGAACCTTCTAAGCTTTGAGCTGTAGACACAAAGTCCAAAAGCTTAACTAGCTGGTCATAAGATGCGTTAACGTCAGTATTGCCGCGATTAGCCAGCAAATCTCTGAGGCCATTTATTTTAATCGTCCTAAATCCGGCTTTTGTAATCATCGACGAGACCGCCGCGGTTGCCGTATTGTAGAAATTAATCCGGTCTTCGCCAGACTCTAAAATAGACGCCTTCCATCGCAAGTTATTAAGCCAGTCAATGTACGGCAGTCTATCGCCACCAAATTTTATAATTCGTGAATGATGGACTAAAACGCTCCCGTTTCCTGTAGCGCGCATTTCTTCGTAATTTACGGCTTTCATCGTAGAGCCGTAATCTCCGGAAATTGGAACAAGCATGTAATATCGTGGTTCGTCTGTAACGTCATCTATTTCTACTGACGGGATGCACTGCCACCTATCAAAAGTTCTTATCCCTAGAAAGTCTCCCTTCTTGATGGTATTTGGTCGTAAAGGCGTAGTCGGGTCTTGTCCGCTTATAACCATAAAAGCAATAGAGCCGCCGAATAACCGCGCATCACTTAAAGCGTCAAATAATTTTGCGTTTATATTTAAACGCTTCCATTCTTTTGTAATTTGTTTGATTTTTTTTGGATCGATTTCGCCTTTGATTTCAAATCCACTTCTCAGCATATCGGTTGCAGCTAAATCAACTACTTTGCGGCATATCCAATTGCAGCGATACATGCTGCGCAATTCTGTATAGTTATTAGATAAAAATGTAGTTCGGTAGACTTGTTTGTCTGTTGGGTTTCCGCTGCCCATACCAATTTTAAGCGCTGGATTATTCCAGGCGTCAGCAGTTACACGCTTTGCGCTTTTATCCGCTATGTAATTTTTACGTGTGTTTTTTCTGCTCAAGATACGGCCTCTCTATGCTGCGCAAACGACAACATAGCAGAGGTATGGGAAATATTATTGGTTGTTTTGGCGTATACTATATATAGTAACTCGTGACGAGTTAGAGGTTTGCGACCCAGCTTACATTCACTTCGTCGCATAAATCCATGAGCATCATAATTGTAGTATCAACTTGGTCGTCACGCTCTTTCTTTTTCTTGTCTCCCGTAAAAAGGTCGTGCTCTAAAACAAAGGCAGACAGCCAAGCCGCTTCTTTCGGTAAATATGCCATTCCGCTTTGTAAGTAGCCGAGAACCCCTTTTAAGCGTGTGTATTTATCTTTATCGCCTGGGTCAAACCCTATTATCGGAATGCCCCCACGCTTCTTGATTCCCTGTATTAAACCTATTCCGCTTGCTTTATCCTCGACCATCACTTGATTTATTTGTCCGTACCAAGGGATATCCCATGCTCGTTGGTCATTCCAAAAATCTATTAGCCTTTTCTCTAACTCTGGCGCTTCCCATTTTCCGCGCAATAAGTCTAAAAGATAAACATTACCGTTTTTATGCTTACCCCATACCGCAAAAACGGAATAGTCGTGTTTCTCTTCTGTTTTTAGCGCTGTGTCACAATACATGCGGCGGTACAGTATCTCGCCTTTAGGTATTTTTTCGTAATGCCTCCAATATTCTGTTTTGATGATATTACCGCCATCTGGTGACGGATTTTGATTTGCTTGAGCCTCCCAAAATGTAAGCCCTCTCTTCAATACCATTTTTTTCTTCATGCTATCGACAGATTCTTGGTCGAATCGCTCAGGAAATAGGAGTTCTTTTTCTTCTGTTCTTGGGTCTGGATAAATAACGCTGACACAAGCGCGTTTCTTATCAAACTCCATTGGCAGCATAACGTGATAATAACCGGATTCGATCGCTAACGATGCCGCGTCACGATAATCAACGCGCTGCATAATAATCAGGCTCACCGATTTTTTGGGGTCATTTAATCGTGTTGGAAGGACTCCGCTGAACAAATCAATGATATTTTCTATTTCTACTGAGCTGCTTGCATCAAATGCATTTTGCGGGTCATCCCATATTACCCTATCAGCTCGTCTACCCGTCATAGATTTTGCCGCGCACGCAGAACGCCATCCAGTGAACTCATTCTCAAAATTCATTTTTTCGTTCTGGTCGCTGGTAAGTTTAATTGGCCAGAGTTGTTGATACCACTCTGATTCAATTAGTCTTCTCATTCTCAGGTTATCTCTTATTGCAAGTTTTTGGTCGTGACTAGCGCTTAATATGCGATTTGTCGGCATATTCTTTGGCCCCCACTCAAAAGATGGCCAAAGAACGCATGAGGCTAAACTTTTCATTAAACCGAAAGGCACGGTAAGCAGTAGGTCTTTAATTTCTCCAGCGGTAACGGCTTCAAGATGAGCAAATATGCACTCAATAGCCCAGCCCAGCTTTAACTCCATCCCAGGCTCTAAAACGTGCCAAGCTTTTTTAGTGTAATTTAGCAAACTTCTTGAGCAATATTCTCTTTGCGCCGCTAAATAATCCGCGTTATATATCATTTTGTTATTTTTGCGTTCATTATTTCCTCAAGCGCGCTATCTGATAGCTTGCTCATGTCTATAGTGGGCTGCGGTGACATAGAGCCGTCGCTGCTTCCGTGATCGATTTTTTTAGGTGCGCTCAGGCCCAAGAGCGAGTTCAGTTCTTTAATAGCCGATATTCTGTCCGATGCCCTTTCTTCATATTTAGCTATTTCGGCCAGCCCCTTCACCGAGTCTTGTTGAGTCCAAATAAAACCGGCTTCGACTTTTTCTTTTAACGCTTGCTTTACTTCATTAATTCGTTCTGCAATATGCTCTTTTTTAGATAAGTCGTGCCCTTTATTTTGGGCGACTTCTCTTTTCCAGTTGGCGGCTTTAGGATAAGATGCGATGTAAGACTCTGTCAGAGACTTACCGCTGGCTACGCTTACACAAAACTTTTCCTGCATTTCAGTAAGTTTCTTTTTGGCCAATGTTTGGCCTTCATATTCACTCATATAACAACTCCATGTGATTATTGTTTAATATTTTAAACTTGTTTAAATAAAAACGCAAATATTGAGCAGAGACAGAATAAACTATTAACTTTCTTCAATTATTTTGCAGAAACCCCTTGACAAATCTATACCGTTACGGTATACTGTTCTTGTAAGTCGATAGTGACTTGCGCTAACAAATAAGGATGGATTAGGAAATGAAGACTAATAAACAGGCATTATACGAAGCAATAACGGGTTATGACGCAAACGGAGAAACAGGTGCTCGTGACGACTTCTATTGCGAAGAATTACGCACTAAACAAGACAGAATTTCACATCTTATTGCATACGCATCTAATGGTCTTGATATGCACATCACGGAACAAGAAGCAAACGAAGTTCATGATGCAATAGAGAAAAGCGCTAATGGTCATGACAGTTATTACGCATGGCTTGATTTGGGAAATGATGAAGATAGACCACAGGGGTTTTAATTAACAATCAATAAGGAGGTTTGAGAAATGAACTCAGGCGATATCGTGGCATGTGTAGGCATGTTAGTTTCATTGGGCGCTTTGATAGCGTTTATGTACTTTAGCAATAAGAGGTGAATAATGCATAATTTAGTAGGCGACAAAATAAAGGCTCTTTTAAAAGATGCCGGAAAATCTATAGCTGAGTTAGGTGTCAGGACAGATACGCACGCGGGGTATTGGAGTCAAGTTATAAACGGCACTAAGCGTCTAAGCGTGGATTTAGCGATAAAGCTCGGTAAGGTTTTCCCGATTGAGCGCGTCACAGAAGAGAGCCCGATTATAGAGCCGTCAGCGTATTGGCTGTCATTGCAGTATCGCTCTGACGTAAAAAACGCGGTGTCGCTTGACGGCCCTATGTACAGAAAAATAAAGCCTTTTGGGGATGACAAATGAGCAAGCTATCAAAAATACTAGAACAAGAGCTAGCAAAGCATAAGCTATCTCGCCAAGGTTTAGCTCGGTCTGCCGGACTATCTGACAGCATCGTGACTAAAATCATGAACGACAACTTAAAGGTGTCAGTCGACGCGTGCGCAAGAATAGCTATAGCGCTGTCACTTGACCC